AGTCAAAGTCGAGTATGCCGGGAACGAAAACGCTTACATCATTTCCCGAAACGCCACGACTCTTGCAATTGAGATTTGGGAAATCACAAAGGACGCCGACGCGGACAGCCCTTCCGATTCCGTTCAAACTCCGATTCAATGGGAGATCCAAACTAAAGCGTACAACTTTGACCAGCAACAGTTTAAGAAACGCTTGGACTCGGCAGAAATTTGGGTGGACGACATCCGAGGCACTTGCGTTTTTGACGTAAAGTACAAGCCCGACCAGTACCCATCTTGGGTTTGCTGGAATACTTGGTCTGAGTGCGCCAATATCAACCTCTGCTCAGGATCCGGTTGCGGTGCTCCGATTCAGAATCTTCAGCCGCAATACCGTCCCAAAATGCGCTTGCCGACGCCTTCGGATGCCTGCGATCCGGTGCTTGGCGAACAATTCAAACGCTTGTTCGATGTCCAGTTGCGGATTGCAATGACAGGGCATGCGCGGATAAAACTTCTACGGGTGAATGCCATTGAAGTTCAGGAGCCTACCGTGGGCGAATGCCGAACCGATTCGGCGTGTTCTTCCTTGGCGTTGAACTGCTCAAGCCAAACGAATTGCGATTGCTCGATGCTGGATACCTGCGCTCAATACCTGTTTGCGTACCGTTCTGACCCTGGAAACTGATTCCGCTTATGCCGACCCTTCAAACCACATTGATTTCGTTGACGCCTCCGACGTTGCCGGTCAACTACTGCCCAAGCAGCTACCAGACCCTTGCCAATGACCTGATCGGACAGACGGTGGCGCAGTTCCGGTCAACTGCTGGAAATCTTTACTACAACACGGGAAGCTCGGCACCGACTGCGGACAATCGAATTTATCCTTGGTTGGATGATGATGGAAACTGGTGGATTTGGAGCACGTCATACACCGCTTGGATTAGAATCAATCCTTCCGCAGCGGGTAGCTCTGAACGACGGATCTGGGTTGGATCGACCACCGCGCTTCTTTCCTACGATGGCGGTGACGGCACTTCTACGGTGTACGCTGCTGCCGGTCCCATGTGGGAAGTCGATACCACAATGTCCGCAGTGTTCCCAGTTGGTGTAGGCACTTTTGCAGCAAGCGGACTGGTTGGAGTCAATCAAACCACGACTTCAACCGGAGTGGTTGGCGAGGATAAGCATACGCTCATTCAGACCGAAATGCCTTCTCACAACCACAACATGACGTGGGGACAGCAGGACACTTCGGGTGGCGATCAACAGAACACGCTCTATAACGGTGCTTCTAATCCCAATGTTGGAGACGCCAACAAGTTGACCGAACTTGCCGGCGGAGATTCCAATGGCAACACCGTGGCCCACAACAACCTGCCTCCGTTCTACGGCGTCTATTTCATCAAGCGCACCGCACGAATCTATTACGCGAAATGAAACTCCTTTTCTCGCAAGTTAAGCCTCTTGTCGCTCGCGTACTTGGGTTCTGCGTGGACGACGCTCGCGTAGCTTCTTACACCAACGAGGCGATCCGACGATTGCTGAACAAAGGCTTGTGGGCCGGGTGTTACGGTCGATTCACGATCTATACCACAGACGGCTGCATCGTCTGGCCGCGCATGATCGAGACCATCGAATCCGTGGCGACCTGCTTCGGGGTGGGCCAAGTTCGCAATCAATGGTTTGAATTCCTTGAGGGCGGATTCGGACTGCAATCCGGCGGAACGGAAGTGACCCCTTGGGGTGGCGCGTACTATTCCGGTTCCAACCTGCTCGATAGGGGGTCGGTCTGTTCCTACAAGGAATTGTCGGGCAACACGACGAGCAAGATCCGGACGTACCCCGGCGATTCCTCGGACGCTGGCAAATACATCACCCTGCAAGGGTACGATCAAAACGGTAACTGGATCCGCACCACCACTGGACCCGGAGGTGCCTGGATTGACGGCGAGCGCATCGCCCTGGCCATGCCGTTCTGCCAAACTACCAACTACTTCACTTCTCTCACCACGGTCATTCGCGAGGCCACCAATACGGTGTCGCGCCTTTACGAGTACAACACCACGACCACGCTTGAGATCGACATTGCCGTATACGACCCGGACGAAACTCTTCCGGAGTACCGCAAGAGCATGATGCCGATCAACTGCACGCCCACCAGCGGATCGACTTGCGGATGCACCACCGATGGAACTGTTCCGGTCACGGTAATGGCCAAGCTCCGCCACATTCCGGTCAGCCAAGACAATGACCTTGTAATTCCTCCTTGTCCGGATGCGATCAAACTCATGGTTCAGGCGATTCGAAAGGAAGAGAACGATCTTCTACCGGAGGCCGTTCTGTACGAAAACAAGGCTGTGCAAACGCTTCAGGATCAAACCATGCAATTCTTGGGTGACGCGGTTGCCCCGATTCGCATGGTCGGCATGAACATTTCCGGTGGTGGCTTGAACACGATTTACTGATTATGGACCCAATTTTTGGAGGAATTATTGGAGGTGTTGGAAGCCTTATTGGCGGATTGCTTGGGGCCGGTAGCAAGCCCAAGATCCCGGCGTTCACGCCCGTTGATGCCGCTGCGGAACAGAAGAAAGCCATTGAGGGGAATCTGGCCAACTTCGATCAGGCATCGCAGCTTGCCGCCAAGACGACCTCGGCGGATCAAGCGGTACTGACTGAACAGCTTCGAAAGGCAATTCCAGGTTATGACCAAATCATTTCCAAGGCATCCCAGAACATCCAGAGCCAGCTTGGGGGAGAGATTAACCCGGATGTATCTGCACAGGTTCAACGATCCTCGGCGGCTAAGGCGCTTGCTGGCGGGTACGGAGCGAGTTCGGGTCTGGGGCGTAGTCTTACCGCTCGCGATCTTGGTCTGACTTCGATGGGCATCCAGCAGCAGGGATTTGGCAACGCGCTTAACTACATTCAGAATCAACGCGCCACAGCCACCGCGCAGCCGATGAGCGTTAGCTCCATGTTCCTGTCACCTCAACAACGAATCGGAACGGCTCAGTTCAACGCAAGCGGGGCCATGCAGCAGGGCAATCTTCAAGCTCAGGCCAATGCAATGCCTAATCCCATGCTTGCAGCTGCGGGAAATTCGTTCCAACAGTTTGGCGGATTGGCTGCTGGCTATGCATTTCAGTCTAGCCTAAACAACCAAGCACAGCAGAACATGATGTCCATGTACGGCGGACTGAACCCTTACGGGTACAACTCGTATGCAAATCTGAGTCAGAACTACACGCCTAATTCGTTTATTCCTACTGACGCTGGTGGATCCTGATCTTTATGGCAACCGACAACACTTTCTTGCAAGCGTTCAACCAAGGAGCCTCCTTGGCCGACCGAGCACGCAATTATCAGCTTGATCTGGCCAAGTACGCTTTGCAGCAGCAGCAGAGCGACATCAATATGAGGATTCAGAATCTTCATTACGCTGATGCGCTTAAGGAATCTCAGGCGCAAAATGAGGACGCTCAACAATGGTATGATTCGAGCAAAGAAGTTCAGCAGTTTCTTCAAGACCCAACCAAACCGATGCCTTCGGCTAGAGATTTCAAGTCGAACAAGTTTAGGAATGAATGGGACAAAACCATGCAGGGACTTGAACAGTATTCGGCTCGCGCTGTTTACGACAAGCAGCAGGCAACGTTGAATCAACTGACTTTGAATTCCAATGCTCAGTTGCTAACGGATTTCAACAATACCGCAAAAGAGATTCAATCCGCTGATCCGGTAAATGGTGCGTCTCTTGTTAATACTTATTCGCAACAAATTAAGGATCCCAAAACCGGATTGGTGATTCCTGATAAACTGAACGAATTTAGAACAGCAGCGGCTCCTATTCTTCAAAAAATCCAAGCCAAAAAGGACATCAACCTTATTCCTAATTTGGCAAAGATGAACGACGAGGCTATTGACGCTGGAGTTGACGCAGGGAATTGGACTCAGGAACAAGGAGAAGCTGCAAAGTCAATGCGAGCACAAGGTCTTACGGCTGGTGAGCGGATGAGCAAGAAATTTAGTTC